TCTTAAGGTCTGTCTTGCGAGTGCTTGAAACTTTGATTACGTAAAAGTCGAAGTAGTTTTCCATTGTCTTATCTCCCGTATCCCCTTGGATGTCTATAATATACACTCTAAGTATATATACTGCAAGTGTATAGGGAGATATATTTTAGACGGCACCCCACCCCTTACGCTGTCCGATCACCTGCCACGCGTAAGCCATTGCGTCCACCACGTCATCATGCCTACCAACGGGGAAGGATAGCAGTTCATCTTGCCAGTAAGGTGGCAAGCCGTCAACGTGTACAACCTGCCCTTGCTCGTACCGAGCCTCCAGAGGCCCAAAGCGGGTCACTTTGTCACGGTCTGGTCTGATGCCCCGTATCGGTAACTTAGTGCGCCTCATAAGCTCCTGCACAACAGCGGCTTGGTACTGCACCTGCTCGATGCCAATCATAACCGGATGCCACTTTTCCGCCATGGCTTCAATGAACCGCAGGACGCTAGCAAAGTCAGCACGGGTACGGTTGACATCCAGCACGTACAAGGTTCCATCCTCACCACGAGACAAAGCAACCACGGCTGTATAGTCGGCTTCCGCCTTGGTCGATATCGCAAGGTCAACGCCAAGGTAGACCGGCAAGCCTTCAGGAGCATCGCCAAAGCGTAGCCACTCCCGCTTGATTCTCGCTCCAGCGGCATCGACAAACTCTGCTAAATACTCTTGCCTAAACGCGATTGATGGCAATGACTCCCCGGCTTTGTCAACTTCATCTGCATCTATCCACGGGTTAGCCGTAGTAGGCATCTGCCAAGACATCCAGTCCGGATCTACAGCCGCCATGGCATGAAGGGTCTTGAAATAGTTAGAGCCTTTAGGCGTGGAAAGAAAGAAAGCATCCCCCCTGTAATCGGTGAGTGTTGGTCTTATGGCTTCCGTCCAGGCTTGCTCTAAGTGCCTAGCCATGGCGGCTTCATCAATGATGACGCGCTTGTACTTTCTGCCACGGGCTACGGTGCTAGGGTCATCCAAAGTCCAGTAATCGATTGCCGCCCCGGTTATCAACTCGATGCGTGGCGCTGGGCTTTGCACAGCTCGCCGGATGACAGGAGCATAGATTCTTTTATGGTCGTTGTACGCTTCCTCTAGCAGTCTGTAGGTAGGGGCAAACCATGCACACGGCAAGCCGTCTTTCAGTACCGGATCCGATAGCAAGTTACCGCCAAGTGTGGTTTTACCAAACCTGCGCCCACAGGCAAGAACATTGAACCGCTTTGCTTCCCTTAAGATAATCTGCTGGGCTTCGTGTGGCTTGGGTAGTACTAGCCGGATATCAGCCATTCGGTTTGTCAGCGTACTCCACTATGACCTTGACCGGGCTACCGTCTGCCCCGGTCTGTTCTACCCGGCTTGACCACTCGGCCTTGTGCTTACGTTCAAGCCACCATGCAGCCGCTTGCCAAGTGGTATCAGCTGCTCGCTGGATGATAGCGACGTTGCGAACTTCCGCATCCGCCTCAGCCTTTTTTATAGCCTCCGCAAATTCCGAACGGTCGCGCAGCCAGTTGGCAAATGTATCCTCGGAAATGCCAGCGTACGAGCATGAAGCTCTGCGGGTATTCCCTGCCCTTAACGCTTGAGTAATACGGGTGATTGTTTCATCGTTGTACTTAGTTGTCTTACCCGGCATTGCTAGCCTCCAGTTTGTCCAACCATTGCCACTGAATCTGCTCAGCAATACGAGCAGTCATTACAGGAGGAACCGACATCCCGATCACGTACTTTGGATGTGCATCCATGAAATCGTAATCTTGTGGAAACGTACCGCAACACTTCAGTTCTCTGACACTCATAAACCGACTACAAGAAACCAATGCTAATGAGTTACCATTTGATGCGGCAATGGTATTGCAGACATCATAGTCGTGAATAAAGATTGAGTTGAAGTTTGATGTTTTACCTGTCAACCGCACATTCACATCAGCATATGACTTATCGGCTGGTTGCCGATGTTTCCACACATTCAGATCATATGGAGTTGGTTCTTTATATTGCCCATCGCCTTCGCGCCTGACTTGCCCAAAAGTAATAGGCTTGTCATCAAAGTTGCACTTGAGTGGCGCAAGATTTAGATCCGAGCGCCGAGCAATAAAAAACGACCGTTGCCGTTTCTGTGGAACTCCCATTGATGCTGCATTGAAAAGGAATACCTGGAGGTCGTATCCGGCTTCATTGAATGCTGCCTGAATCTCCTTCACGTAACCTTTAGCCGCGCCTTTGAGTAGTCCGCTAACGTTCTCAGCGACTGCAACTTTAGGCCGTAAGCGCTTCACCAAAGCAATGTATTCAAAGAATAAATCATCAAGCCGTTGTTTTGCTTGACCTTCCCTAAATACCTTTTCTTTGCCCCAGTCTTTTTCACGATTACCAGCCGTGCTGAATGATGAGCATGGAGGCGAACCATCAAGGATGTCAAGGTTAAAGAGTTCAAGCGGGAGGTCTTCCCGCTTTCTAAACACTCTGATATCTTCCAAGAACACCATTTTGGGGTTGTGGTTCTTTTTATATATCCTTGCCATCTGCGGATCAATCTCACAGATGCCAAGCATTTCATATCCTGCTAACTTGTAGCCCATCGTGGAGCCACCGCCACAGGCAAAAGTGCTAAACACTTTATGACCGTTGCGTGGCATGATGTAGCCATCAGCTAGATTCCATTCATACGGGTATTTCATGCTTCGTACTCAAAGCCACAACGAGGACATGAAATAGCATCATCAGAAAGCAACTCATCAGGGTTGATCTCTTTATTAGTTGCTTCGTATTCATCAGTAGGCCCAGTAAGTGAACCGATCAGCGCATCAAGGTCAACTGCCGAGTATCCCGTACCATCCAATCCGATAGGCGTGTTAGCAAGCTCTGCCAGGATATCGGTAATCTTGGTCGTGTCATCTTGCCCGATACGGGTAGTGCGGTTGTCTACTACAAGAATCCGCAGCTCTTCCTCTGGCGTAACATCAACCCACTGCACGGGTACGGTTTCCCAGCCTAGAGCCTTGGCAGCCATCACCCTATGATTTCCCGCTAAGATGTGCTTAGTGCTCAGGTTGACCACCACAGAGCCGTACCAGCCATTGACTGCTAGACTCTTCTTGATGGCTTCCACATCACCGTGGTTGGCGTTGCGTGGGTGATGCTTGAGCAGGTCAATAGCGACCTGCTCAATCTCCTTATTGATAACTCTACTCATCTAGATTCTTTCGTATCTCCGCACTGGTAGCCCAGAGCATAGCGGCGCGTAGTTTGTCCTTGCTCATACCCTGAGCCTTAGCCCGTTTCTTTACATCGTTATACAGCCAACGTGTATAGAGCTCGTTATATACCGCCAAGCATCCAGCACCAAGCAGGACACCGAGTGTAAAAGGAATCATTTGGTTTCTTCCCATATCGGCTCCCCGGTAATCGGATTATACTTACCAATCATCCAGTCATCTGCGAATAGGTCACCAGCTGTAAGCCAGATGGCCGAGTTGTTTTCCTTTACCTCTGCACCCTCTGCAACGCTGAACACGTCCCAAAGTTCAGAGAACCGGAAGTGTAGCCCTTTGGGCCAGAAAGCCCGCCGTACGGGCTTCTCAGCGAGCAAGGCATCTAGTGCTTCGTTGTACTTCATTTCGTTATCATCCAATCGTGAGCGAGTATGTCTGTACCACGGAAGTAAGCAGGGCCGGCATGATGCCGGGTACCTGCGCCATCTAACTTGAACATCACCAGTTGGCCATGCTGTATGGCGTACTGGATTCTTGCTCCGTCCCGTGCGACATAGCGGGATTCCTTCATGTGGATTAAGGCTGCGCTGAAGACCATCCGGCTTGTGTAGTGTCTGGTCTCAGGGGCAAAGGTTGCTACCGGATCCGTACAGAGTTGCTGGTATCCAAGGTGCTGGGCGTATTCGAGTAGCTCAGGGTCACGTACCCACTTCTCAACGCTCTGCCGCTTTGCGATGTCATTGGCCCTCGACCAGCTGCCGGTCTCGTTATAGATCTCCATCGCTTGCCGGATGCGCTCTTTCTTCTCTTCTAAACTAAACGCTATCGCCATTTATCTCCTCCGCTTCATATCTCAAAGTGTTTTTAGTAAATGAATTAAGTCGTGACATTTCTTACATAAGATAATCACGTCATCTAAGCTCTCCTCACCAAGAGTTTGATAGTGCTTGTGGTGAAGCTGAAGCGTGTCTGTAGATTTACATGCAACGCAGTTATAGTTGACCTTTGTCAAAGCCTTTACTCTCAGCAAAGCCCATCTTGTTGATTGAAGATAAGTATTGTAATAATCTCGCCACGCTTGCCTTCGCTTCTGCCGGTGTGTTTCATATATTGTTAGATAATAATCAGATCGCGAATCTGCGATTTCTTGACGTTTTACTTGACATTCTTCATCATCAAACGGTTGCTCCCCAGCTAAGATTTCCAGAGCATCTGCTCGCTTATATGTGTGGCTCATACCACCGTAACAAACTGCACATCGTTTCTTGTATCTAGGTCTACTTAATGAATCATAAGCGATGCAAATCATAAAACGTTTATGTTCACAATTTATGTAGTCGGGTCGTGGATTTTCTGCATCCCATTCACTTAGAAAAACGGCTACTGATTTAGACTCAACAATCTCTTTCAAGTCCATTTATCTCCTCCGCTTCTTTGGCTATCCGATCAGCGTATGCCGTGTCCCTGGTTGCAAAATATGCCATATACCAGAGCGCCTTGATGCTGTCAGCTGTAGCCGTCCCTTTGTGTGGGCATCGTTGTAGATACTTGATTACATTGCCCGTTGCAAAGTCCAGCCCCCAGTCATCAATGACGCTGAGGGCCTGAATCTTTGTAGTCCGGTAATGACCAGTCAAGAGGCTACGCCTGCCATAGGCTCTGTAACCGCTACGCTTTGCTGTGACATCATGCGGTCGATATCGTAGGACACTGCCCAGATGTCGGCAAGCACGTCTGCCACCTTCAGGTTGCCAATCCAGAATGGATTCTGGATGCACTCGCCGTACCAGTTGTTGCAGTCGAAGATTCCGGTGTCTTCACCAGTCATGGCAACCATCAGGTGCAGGTCACCCTTGGTCATATGTATCTCGCTATGGTCGGAGCTAACCTGGATTTGCAGCGGGCAATCGGTTACGCCGAATGGTTCGTTGCGGTTGATGGTCTGCTGTGCGAGGTCACTGAGTACCTCGGCTAAAGTCTTAGTTGTTTCTGTCATTGTTTTATCTCCCAAAGTTAGGGGCAAGTTACCCTGCCCCTATCAAGTTACCCGTATCTATTCGCCTTCAAACGGATCCGTTATGTCATCCACCACTACAGCCTTGCGTAGCGGCTTGATAGCTGCAACCTTGACTGGCTTCACGGTTTCAACAACGTTGGTTAGTTCACCGTTCATTTTCTGGCGGGTACCTACAACCACTTGCCATTGCTTGGCTTTGAGGGCTGGCAGGTCAAGGTTGCGGTATGCATCCATGGTCATACGTCCGACCATGCCATCAAGCAAAAGTGTAAGCTTGGCCTTGTCGTTGCCATAATTTGTTTTTGTGTACTGGAAAAACCGGAAGGGTTGCCCGTCATCATCGCCTACCTCGGTGGTTTCAAAAACCCATTTGAGGTTTGGTTCCATCACGTTTGGATCATCAAACGATTTGCTCTGTACGGCTTCGACATCTACCAGCGCGCAAACATAAATGCCCGCCTCAGCTGTTACAAACTTTTTGCCACTTCCCTCATTAAAGGTTGTGTGCTGTGCAAAGAATCCCATTACTAAACTCCTTGGGCTACCGCCCGGTCGTTGGCACTATTGCCACATCAAATATATACCAAAGATAGATACACGGCAAACATTTATTTTCACCGGTACAAAGTTGCGACCCACTCCCGATAATGGGCATCAGTATGCCCGCCTAAGCGGGCGGTACTGATTGCCCAT